TAATATTATTAATACTAATATTTCTAATATTATTAGTCTAATTATTTTTATAATATTTATAAAAATAATTGATTTTTTAAATAACTCATTTAAAGAAATAATTATTATTTTAAACATGTTATCCAATATAGGAAGCATAGACATAAATATAGATATAGATGAAGATAATTTATGGGATTTAATAGATTCATTAGATGAAAAACCAAAAGAAATTTTAATTGATACAGGACAATGTTTAAATTGTTTAGGAAAAAATTTGGTTAAAGATAATTCGAAAGGATATATGAAATGTACAGATTGTGGTGCATGTATACAACAATTATTTGATGAAAACCCAGAATGGTCAATGTATGAAGATGGTAAAGGCGAAGGATCAATGAGATGTGGTGCAGCTACCAATTATTTTTTACCAAAGTCGTCATTGGGAACAACAATTTCAGGTAAAAAAAGTGTTTTAAAAATGTTACAAAACTGGAATCAAATGCCATATAAAGAGAGATCATTATCAGAAATCTTACAATATTTAGAACAAGTATGTAAAAGAAATAATTTGCCAAAGTCGGTTATTGACAATGTTAAAATATTATATAAACAAATACATGATTTAAAATATGATATTGAAGAAAAAAAAGATAAAAGTGTTATAATTAGGGGCGAAAATAGAAGGGGAATATATGGAGCGTGTATATATTATGGTTCTCAACTTCAAGGATATTCAAGATCAATAAAAGAAATAGCTTTAATGTTAGCTATATCGATAAAAACAATAACTAAAGGTTGTAGAAAATTTAATGATTTGATGAAAAAAAATAATTTAATTAATACAATATCAACAACAATACCGAATGATTTTATTGAGAGATTTTGTTATAAACTTAAATTAAAAAAAGAACAAATTGAACAAATAATGTTAATAACATCAAATATTTCTAGACTTTATTTAGCATCAAATCATCAGCCAACATCAATTGCAGCAGGTGCAATTTTAATATATGCAAATATTTATAATGTTGATATACAGAAGAAGACAATATCAGAAGTATTTGAAATATCAAATGTAACAATAGATAAAATTTATAAAAAAATTCTACCATTTAAAAATGTAATACATTCAGATGAACTAACTACTTTTGTTAAAAATAAATTAATGGATGCAAAATATATTATGGTTAATGAAAAAGTTCAAGAAGAATTAACAAGAAATACTGATATATTTAGACAAAATATTATAGAACTTTCAGAAACATCGTCAGATTATAATGATGTTATTGATGAAAGTATAGAAGAAGAAATTATTTATGTACCAGAGAAAAAAAAAAGAGGTCGTAAACCTAAAAATGCAAATATTTCAAATGTTGTTTAAATAAATTTATTTATTATTTAGTTTATCTCAAGATAATTTAATTATATGTTTTGGATAAATTTTCGACCATTTAATATTTTTCCTAATATCTTCTTTAGCATTTTTAAAAAATATTTTATTTAAAAAAATAGTAAATTTTTTTAAATCAATTTAAAGAAAAATAAAATTTTTATCTAAATATATTGTATAAATATGTCAGTTATTGAAATTTTACATAATTACAAAAATGAGTCTATTAAAAAAGGTAAAAAAATGGTTGATGAAGAATTTTTAATTAAAGGTGAAAAAGGTATGAAAATTAAATTTTATCATAAAGATGACGATCAATCCGAAAAAATTGTTATTACTGGTAAAGATGGTAAATATAAAATGAAAACATATATTAATAAAGATGTTACAGAAAAAGATTTAGATGAAGAAGAATTTAAAAAAGAACTTAAATCATCAAAACTTAAATTTGCCAAAGAACAATTAAAAGGTGGATCATCAGATAAAAAAGATTTAATGGGTGGTGCTAAAAGAAAGGGTTCTAAAAAAGCAGGTTCTAAAAAGGCAGGTTCTAAAAAGGCAGGCTCTAAAAAGGCAGGCTCTAAAAAAGCAGCCGCTAAAAAATATTAGAGTCAATTTTATTAAAATAATTGCTGTTTAAATATTAAAAAAATTGAAATTTTTATTTTATAGAAGATGATAGATAAATATATATTATTATAGAATATAAACTATAATAATATTATAATTTAAACAACTGCAATGTCAACTGTTTATACTTTTTGCACTCAAAATAAAACAAATAACAATAAAACAACAGAAAATGTAAATAAAGAAAGACCTCTACAAAGATCTGTTACATTTTCTGAAACATCTACATATCAATTTAAAAAACCAATAGAAGATAGTGATAAATCGAAAGAGTTAGATTCAAAATTGATATTAGAGTTTAATGATACAAATTTTCCAGTATTAGAGTCAAAGACTGAAAAAAAAGTAGAGTCTAAAGTTTCTTGTTGGGGGAATAAAGAAATTTTAGAAACATTAAAAACTCCATTTACAGATAAACCATTTATTCCTAAAAAAGATATTCCACCATTATTCAAGAAAGTTGAAAAAAAGAAAATAAACAATAACTTTGATGATGAAGATGAAGATGAAGATTATCAAGATGACTATTCTAATGAAGAAGAAAATAATTATAATGGAAGATATGATAGTTATGAAGAATATGATGAAGAATATGATGATGATAATATAGTATAATCTATATTTTTATATTTTTAGTATTTATTTAAATATCAAAAAATTGATATTTAAAGATCATACATATAAATAATAACTATATGTATAATATGGAAAAAAAAGAAAATGACTTTAAAAATGACAAATGGAATGATGAAACCACAAATACATCTGTATCGTCTAGAAACGCAATGAATTCTCGGCCACAAACTTTTGCAAATAAAGATGAAAATTGGGATGAACAATTACCAGTTGAATCAGTTGAAGTTCCTCAACAAGAAAAATCAAGTGAAATTACTACAGCTAATAAATTTGATCAAATGAATTTAAAAGATGAGATACTTCGGGGTATTTTTTCTGCTGGTTTTGAACAACCAGCACCATGTCAAAGAATTATTCCATCACTAATTAGTAGTGAAGGACAAGAAAATATTAGAGATGCTATTATTTCTGCTCAGGCAGGATCTGGTAAAACATTATTGTTTTCTATTTTAGGATTAAGTGCAGTAGATACAAGTCTTAAAAAGCCACAAATTATTATTCTTTCTCCGACAAGAGAATTAGCATTACAAACATTTAGTGTAATATGTTCAATTGCAACATATAGTAATGTATCTATTGCTCTTCATAGAGGAGTTGGAACTAAAACAAAAAAAGAAAATATGACACCTTTATTATCAAGAGGTGTTATTAAATCTGAAGGTTATATGACATTTGGAGTAGCAAAAGAAGGCTGTGAACAAATAATTATTGCTACACCAGGAAGATTACTTGATATTATTACCAATGAAAAAGGTGTAAAGATTGGAATGGGTAAATATATTCCAAAAATTCAAATGTCATTCATTCGTATGTTTGTAATGGATGAAGCAGATGAATTATTATCTCCTCATAATGAGTTTCAAGATACAATTGCAAATACTTTTTCAAATATTCCAACAATTGAATATTGTCAAAAAATGATTGTATCTGCAACAATTACACCTAGTGTAATTGAAATTTGCAATCAAATTCTTAAAAATCCACTTCAAATTTTAATTAAAAAAGAAGAAGTACCATTGTCTGCAATTAAACAATTTTATGTTGCTCTTACACAAGAACAAGATAAACCAGAATGTTTATTAGATATATATCAAAATGTTCTTATTGGAACATCAATTATTTTTACAAATAAAATTGAAAAGGCAGAATATATTTATGAGATAATGAAAGAAAAAGGATTTGCAGTAGCATATATTCATGCAAAACTTTCACAATCAGACCGTGATTCTATTATGAAAGATTTTAGATCTGGAAATGTGCGTGTATTAATTACAACTGATTTACTAGCAAGAGGAATTGATGTTCAGTCAGTATCAGTTGTTTTTAATTATGATTTACCTACTTCTATGGAAAATTATATTCATCGTGTTGGTAGATGTGGAAGATTTGGTAAAACAGGAGTTGCTGTAAATTTTGTAATCGAGACATATAATTCAAAACCAAAAGAAATAGTAACTATTGAAAAACACTATAATATCGAAATTAAGGCTTTGCCTAATTTAGATGTTTTAACTAGAGTTTAAATATAATTGTTTAATTTATTATTGTTTAATTTATTATTAAAAATATTATTATATTACTTTATATTAATATGGAATTATATAGAGATGTTGATATTCAAGCTATTACTGATAAGTTAGATCAGATTATAGATGATGCAGTAACTTTAAAGAAAAAAACATTAGAGCCAACTATTGATGAATGTCTACAGGTAAAAGAAGTTATTAAAGATTATATTATGAAAAAAAAAAGAATTATATATGGAGGCACTGCATATAATGAATTAATTAAACAAAAAAATAAAAAAGATGCAATTTATAAAGAAAATGATTGTAAAGACATTGAATTTTATTCACCAAAACCAATAGATGACGCAATGGAATTAGCTAATTTATTACATGAAAAAAAGTATAAATATGTTCAAGTTAGGCAAGCAATGCATGCAGAAACATATACTATTTTTGTAAATTTTGAACAATATTGTGATATGTCATATATGCCTTCAAATATTTTTTTAAATATGCCAACTATTTCAATAGATGGTTTATTATATTCAGATCCTATGTGGATTTTAGTTGATATATTAAGACAATATAATGACCCTGTTACATCGTATTGGAGATTAAAAGATAAGACTTTTTTTAGGGCAAATGTATTACTTAAAAATTATCCATTAAATTTTAAAATACAGAAAGAAGATAAAAATAAAGAGGAACCTACAAAATATGATAGTATTAAATCAGAAATTTATAAAAAAATTAAACCTTTACATACTTTAATCTTTGTAGGTTCTATTGCTGAAAATTATTATTTAACAAGATCTACTAAAATAAATACTACAAATATGGAAGTAATATCAACTAATTATATCAATGATATTAAAATAATTAATAATATCATTTCAGATATTTTAGAATCAAAATATAAAAATATTAAAATTAATTCATATAAACCTTTTTTCCAATTTAGAGATGAACATATTGAATTTATTTTAGATAATATTGTTTTATTAAAAGTATTTGGATCTAATCATAAATGTATTCCATTTAATATATTACATCTTACAAATAATAATATTGAAACAATTGAAAAAATACAATTAGGTGGATATTTTAAAAAAATAAATAAAAAATTAGTTGGTGGAACAACCAAAACAACCAAAACAGCTAATACAGATGACACAGATATTATTAAAATATCCACATTTATGGTATTATTTCAACATTTGCTTGTTGAAAGACACTATCTTTATATTAATAGATTAGATAAATATAAAGTATTTGATTCTAAATTAGGTAGTTTATTAAAAATAAGAAATGAATATTTAAATTCTAAAACTTTAACAGTAATGGATTCAAGTCCTTATAAAGAATTTATTCTTAGATGTTCTGGAGAAACAATAGACCAAGGTAGAGAATTTAGATTAGGTTTAATAAAAAGAAAAGCTCAAGGTGCTAGATTATTATTTACATATGATCCAGATGGAAACAAAAATTTTAAAGTTCCAGAGTTTAAATTTGAAAATACATCTGGAAATATAGATAAATCAGACATTAAAAAAATTTTTGAAAAATAGTGATCTAGTCTAACCTAGATTATTGCCTATTTGATATTTAGTTTCATAAAAAAATTTAGGTTCATCTGGATCATCATATTCAAAAATATTAAATATATTAAATATATTATATATATATATATTAAAATATTCAAGAAAGTAAATAATAAATATTATAAACAATAGAAAAGGTATCATTAATAATATTTATATTATATTCTTTAAATTATTTTATAATATTGATATTTTGAATAAAATCTTGAATATTTTCAGACATAAAAATTTTTCTATACTTTTCACCACCAATTTTTACTAACTTTTCTTGATAAAATTTCTTTCTTTTATTTAGAGAATTTTTATAGAACCATATTTTACCTTCTGTCGTAAATATAAATGTTTCTAATGATTTATTTAGTGTTTTTTTTTCAGAACTAATTAATGTATTAATTGCTTTACACATTTTATTTTCTAAATAATCTAAGAGATTAACATTAAATATATCTGAAAATGTATTTAAATTTTCAGATATAATTTCATAATGTTTTTTAACTAATTTTTTACTTTGACTTATTACATATTTCCCTAAAATTATATCTAATAAGTAATTTATTTGTTCTGATATATTTATTTTTTCTTGAGAAGAAATTTTCTCATCTTTTTCACGATATGCTAATGATACTAAATTAAATAACATTGGTATATGTATATTTGTAAATCTAAATCTAAATATATCTTCTTCTATATTAAAATTATATTTTTTACAAAATATAATATATCTAATATTTAGATTACCTTCTTTATCAACATAAAAACAATTTATATCATTATATTTTTCTCTTTCAGGTTCTGTAAACCAATCATCATCATCATAACCTAAATAACTAAATCTTTTTTGATATTCTACTTTTTCAATTTTATTTCTACAGGTAGGACATGACAAAATATTATGCTCGACTCTTAAAACTTTATAACATGCTAAATGATAAGGATGATGACATCCTGTCCATTGTACAACTTTATCATTTACATTAAAATTTTCAAAACAGATAGAACAACAATCATCTAGTGATTTTTTTAAAACAATTGAGCCATCTTGTAATGGATATATACTAGTGTCAATACTATTACCAAAATCAAATTTATTAATAATTCTTTTATTTTCTCTAATTATACAGAAGACCATATTTTATAATTTTATAATATTATTGACAATTAAAAGAAAATAAATCAATTTTTAT